CACTACCGTTTCCCCGCTGACGGTGGCCAGCAAATCGGTTGCGCTGGTCCCTACGACTGTTGAACTTCTTGAAAATGCCATTGGTTATCCTAATGCGATTGCGTAAATTAACGGGTTGAGTGGCGTTGTTGGAACAAAGTTGGTTCCATCGTATGTAAGGGTCTGGCCGCTGGTGGGTGCGTTGGAAGTCAGATCCACATCTGTCAGATCATCCAGTGCCAGTGAATTCAACCCTGACAAGGTTCCGAATCCTGCCTCCGTCTTGGTCTGGTTGATCCAAGCAGTAGTCGCGTTGTCGTAGACAAGCAGTTCACCGTCACTAACACTCGTAATCGTCACATCATTAAGATCATCGACAGCACGAACGTTTACACTTACCCACTGAGAGTTTGCTTCATCAAAAATCTTTAAATACCCGTCAGGACTATCGGAAGCATTGACAATTGCTCGGATCTCTCTGTTTTCTGCTGTTGCGTAGGTTGAATTTACAATTTCGGGCGTTGTGATTCCAGCAACACCGCCTGGATACCCTCTAGGTACTTGAAAGTTAAAGACCGCAGCACTGGCACTTCCACTATTGGTCACAGAACCGCTGGCACTTGCTGCAACAGGAGTAAACGTTCCTGCATCAATGGTTGCAGCAGGCCCCTGCGCTCCTGCAGGGAGGGTAACGTAATTTGTGTAGATGACAGGATTGGTGTCCAAGCTGAATCGTATCTCTGTCGGATCTACCGGATTGACCTCCACATCACTGATGCTGGCTCCTTGAGATCCTGTTGGTCCCGCGGGGCCCTGTGGCCCTTGTGTTCCGGCTGGTCCCTGCGCTCCAGTCGCTCCAGTCGCTCCACCTGGACCTGCTGGACCTTGGACACCTTGTGGACCTGCTGGACCGATATCCCCTTGTGGTCCCGCTGGCCCTGCTGGACCTGCCACTCCCTGTGGACCTGCTGGGCCTGCTAATCCTTGCGCTCCTGCGGCTCCTGCTGGACCTGTTGGCCCTGGAGCGCCATCTGCCCCTGCTGGACCTGCTGGACCTGCAACCCCTTGCAACCCTGCTGGACCCGCTGGGCCTTGCGCTCCGGCGGCTCCTTGGGGGCCTTGAATCCCTTGTATTGACATGTCCAAGACATATTGCCACGCATCTACAGTTCCAGCGTCCCCTTGGCCTGCCCCCTTGAATAAATATAGTTTCCCGTAATCCGTTGCATTCTCATCTCCCCCAATAACCGCAAACTGCCCTGTTGTGATTCCAACGTTGGTGGCTGGGTCAGAATCGTACAGTAGGTCACCGATTGAGTTGTAAATGTGGGCAATGTAAAAGGCTCCTGCAGTAGTCCCTGGAATTCCTTGTGGACCCGCTGGACCAGTTGCTCCTTGAGGGCCTTGAGGACCAGCCGGACCCTGTGCGCCTGTCGGTCCAGCCGGTCCTGTTTCTCCAGCCGGTCCCGTTACTCCTGTTGGCCCTGCTGGTCCCGCCGGACCTGGATCTCCTTGAATCCCTTGTTCTCCCTGCGCTCCCGCTGGTCCCTGTGGTCCTGCGGGGCCTTGGAGCCCTGGAGAACCGTCTGCTCCAGCAGGCCCAGTCTGACCTGCTGGACCCTCTGGACCAATGGGGCCTTGCGTTCCTGCAGCACCAGCAGGGCCTTGAATCCCTTGAAGACCAGTTTCGCCTTGAATTCCTTGAATTCCTTGAATCCCTTGTGGACCGGCTGGGCCTTGAACTCCTTGGGGGCCACGAACATTTGGGATCGTGTAGGTGTATCGATTGGAAAAGCCACTCAACCCAATAGAATTTCCAAGACCACTTTGATTTGCTGACCAGTAGTACATCGTTGTGGGAGAAGTACTGCTGATCGTCAATGTTGCAGAAACTACCGTTGGCGCAACCCCTAATCCTTCATACGCTGTTACAAATGCAGAGTAGGTGTTGTATGTGGTCCCATCGATGTCGTAGACAACGCCATCGGCACTGCCAAAACCATTTAAATCCGCATGGTTACTTAGAGAAAACGTGTATGCGCTGTTTCCCCCTCCATTAAAAACGGAAGCATCATTGAAATTGAAGATGAAGATGTCTCCAACAACTCCTGTCAGTGTTGGCGCTGTTTCTGGACCAGAACCGCCCTGCAGATCAAGAACAAAGTCATTGTTGGAAACCGTTACATCATAGGTGTAAGTGGTCATCAGCTTCTGCCGTACTTATAGATATCAAGAAAATCGCAGGCTGCGATTTGGTAGTTATTTGAACCAAACAGACTGCTCTTGTTGGTGTCTTGAAAAAATTCCCAACTGCGGATGACTGCCCAAGCATCTGGTGACGTGTTGACCTTTCTCTCCAAATACAGATCAAACCCTCTACGATTGTTATCTCCTCCACTGATTGCCAACGATGGAATCCCTGTGGAGGTGAATGGATTGGTTACGCCATCAACGGTTGCTGTTCCTCCGGCAGCAGAAAGTTTGGCTCCTTGAATTCCATACCATTTTAGCCGGAAGGTTTCGTTTGTTGCCAAATTTCCCAACGTCAGGCTGTTGCTGGAAAGTGTCATTGTCGGATAGCTTCCGTTCATGGGGGCAACGTATCCTAAGTTGACTGGGCTGGAGGAGCCTTGATCGTTCCGGTAAAGGGCAAAAAAGTAATCGGTTAATTCTTCTGGGGCCGCTTCAGCATTTGGAGCGAATACCAGACGTTGCGGTGTGTTGGTTCCGGCGTTGATCAGTGTTCCAGAAACTGTCAGAATTTCTTGCCCCCCCTCAAGGATGCTGGAGCCTTCCACTTCCATTCTGGTCAGATAGTAATTGTTGATGGTCCGCTGGTTCTTCCAGTTGTAACTGTATGCGATGGAAGGTGGCCAACTCAGTTTGGTTGGATACGAAAGGGATGTGCTGCTGGCACGGTACAACGCTTGCCGTGCATCATCGTAGGTAAACTGTGGAGTGGAGGAGATGCCTAAAACTTCTGGTCGGATTTCGTAGATTCTGTCGTATTGGTAGGTTGTGACGTTCTTGGTTAGTTCCAGTTGTGAGGAATAAGAATAAACGGTTCTCGTTGCCCGTTGTGAGTCCGTAATGCCTGTGGAAGGCGAATAGGCATAGGTGATCTTGGTATCTTGGATTGGAAACTCTGAGTAGTTGTACTCCGTCCAGCTACCTGTGATCCCATAGATTTCTGGATATGCGTTATAGGGAACATTCAACGAATATCTGGAAAAATAATTAGACGCACTGCTGTATCGCGAATAGTGGAGGGTGGGGCCCCTTTTATAGACGTAGGTCGTCCCATTGTAATTGAAGGTGACCTCCGTTACGGACCTAAAGTCGAAACTTCCCGAAGTCCAACTATCCCCAACGTAACTCTGTACGCCGTAATTCTTTTGTGTCAGGTCTAGTGCAGTCAGGCGCAAACGCCACCTTTTCCCTGTGCTGTCTGTCTCATTGTAAAAACTGCTGTCATACGGGAAGGTTTCATAATCCAGAATGGAAAGACCCGTATTGCCTGCACCCCAGTATATATAAATGGCTCCTGCGGATGCTGTTACTGAATCATTGAAATTGTACTTTTCTTCCCATTGCAATCCGCCGGAACGGATCGCCCCTCTGGTGACACTGATCCCAGAGATGGTGGTTGTTGTGTTGGAAGGCTTGGTGGAAGAAGCAGTGGAAACGGCACTATAGCCATCGATTTTTACAGTTTGGGTAAACTGATTCCCCTGCTCAATCTTCCAATAGTTGTTTGTGTCGTATTGATCAGTGTAATTTCGATCTGTGGTTTCTCTGGTATAGAATTTATTGTCCGTTGCTCTTGCCCAGTACTCTGAATTCCCCTTTGTCCACCTGGTATGTCCATCTTGTGTTACTGCAGGGTCTGAAATCGCGTATCCCATGTAGGGAGCCTCACTGACCGTCACCTCCACGGTAGAGGAAGTTCCTTCACGTTTCTTCAGAACAACTGCTGGAAGAGCGTCTTTAGTCCCCAATGTCCAATATGTGTTATTCGTTCCTGAGATCCACCAACGGTAGTAGCCGTTTCGATCTACAGTGTCCTCATCAAAGTTGTACTTTACCCCGTTGGTTGGATACCAATAGTCTGGGATTCTTGCATTGAGAGTGCTTACCACAGTTCCTGAGACCCCATAGTCTTCGGTTGACGTTACCCTTGTCTTCATCTCATACGGAGAAGTCTCGCTGACCCAAGTCTCCTGTGGATAGGCGTTGTTGCTGTTCGTATACCTTACATGCCCATCGACTGCCGCTTCGTTGGCATTGACATACCCAAATGCCGAAGCATTGCTGGCTGTCATGAACTGCGTGTCTGGAACCGTTGTCCCTGCGTCACTTTTTTTGATCTCTGATCCAATCTGGTAGTAAGGCCCCAGATCCCCCTTATACCAAGTTGAATACCCTCGGCTGGAACCACTCTGGCTGTATCCAAATTCCGAAGCGGTGGATGTTGTCAGCAATACCGACTGTGCTGCGACATAATCTCTTCCTGCATCAGAAGCGACCAGTTCCAAATTTGGGTCTGTGTTCGATACTGTCACCGTCATCTGCAGGTTCGCTGTGCCATAAAAGTCCGAAAGGCTGATCTCCTGCCCCCGTTTTGGAATGGTTGCCGCCACGCCCCAGTATTCGGACATAAAGTCCCCTCCTGGCTTGTTTTCAGCCCCGAATTCTGCTCTTACTTGAGATAAACTGATTTGCCCAGAAGATTGAAGTGTCATTATTAAAAGCTCACACTTCCAATATATGCAGCATCAACAATTTTCATAAACATGAAATTTGCGCCATATTCATTCCCATCTCCTCCAAAAACTTCTAAATCAACAGCACAATCATAAGTCAGATACACGGCTGAAAATCGCAATCCGTAAAGAGTTGTTACAAAACTAACTGTAACCGGATCTTGATTTGCTGGAGCAACTCCAAAATAACTATAAACATTCGCACTTGAACCAGATGTTTTTAAAATAATTTTAAAAGGAGTTTCTGTATCTTGGCTCTGTGTAGTTCTTATCCCTACTGAGCAAGTAATCAAATAATACGCTGTCTCTGGAAATGCGACATTCCCCGTACCACCAGCATCATCATAATAAAATTGTTTTTGATTATGAAAAGATGCAGATATTCCAGAGCCTGCGACAGTACTTCCTAAGTCTAGAACATTGGCATCATCAAACGGCCTTACCCCTGTCCTTACAAACGTACTATAGAAAAAATTTACAAAAGATTCCCCCGCTGGGCCAGCAGGCCCCGTAGGACCAGCAGGACCTTGTGGTCCTGACGGTAACGTCAAGTCCGTGTTTGTTCCACCATAAGCAACCCGCATAGTAGTTGAATTCGGTTGCGTAATTGATGAAATCGTATCGCCTTGAGGCCCTTGTGGACCACGAATATCACCTGTTGTTAATTGAAGTTCTGGATGATCTGAATTAAACGTGATGATACCAGTATTGCTGTTGTAGGTTGCTGCCGTCCAACCCTTGCCATTAGTCCCATTGGTCCCATTGGAAGGGACATCAATTTGCCCTATTAGGGTTTTTGCAGCATTTGCAGCATCATCACTAAATCTAGCGACTAAATCGTATTTTCCATTGGCTGGTGCAAGCAGTTCAAGACTGGATACTCCTCTACCTTGAGGCCCATCAGCCCCTGGCACTCCTGCCAATCCATCATTCCCTGGAGGACCTTGCGGCCCTGCAGGCAATGTGATTGTCCCCGTATAGCTTCCGTCAGAAAGAGCAAAACGGATTGTGCTGGCATCGACAACATCAACATTTGTGATACTTATTCCATCACTACCGTCTGAGCCATCAGTTCCCGCCACACCATCAGCACCATCAGCACCATCAGCACCGGCAGGGCCACGAACGTTTTGAGGAGTAACCAGCAAATCGCCATTGCTCAAAGTTATTTCAAGCTGACTGCTACTATTGATGGCAACACTGGTTGGAATGATTTTGGGAAGGTTGAAGTAACTGGTGTACGTTGCTGGAGTTGTGTCTAGTTCAAATCGGACTTGCTCCGTATTATTCGGATTTACCTCTACTGCAACAATTCCAGCGCCATCCGCGCCATCTGACCCGTTACTTCCAGCAGGCCCTACAATCGTTCCTGTCGAAGTCAGGGTTGTGCCATTGTTAAGTGTCAACTCCAGTTGATTGTTAGCATTAACAGCAATATCTACTGCACTGATAACAGGAAGATTTACAGACTGAGTAGTAGCGTCTGTTAGTGTAAATAATGCGCTGCTCGTTCCTTGTGGTTGTGTGATTGTGCTAATTCCAACGCCTGCTGGCCCTTGCTGAACCAACCCTACATCTTGATAAGTGATTACCAACGAATCACTTGCTGAATCATAATCAATATTGACGATCCCCGGTCCTGCTGGACCTACTGCTCCCTCTGGCCCCTGCAACCCAACTTGCCAAGAATTCCCATTCCAGACTTCCAGCTTTTGAGTGGTGCTATTGTAAATAATTGAGCCTGTTGCTACTCCAGAACTTGGTCTTGCTGATTCTGTATAGCTACCCAAGAAACGGGAATTGATGTTATTTGCCAGTTCCTGCGTTTTCGCATGGTAGTGCAAAGCACTAAAACCAACGGTGTTTCCATCGGATAGTGTGAATTGGGCGTCCTCGGCATTGATTGCTAATTTCTGAGCATCTTCCTTTGCATCTGTTGCATCAGTTGCTGCGGAAGCCGCTGTTCCTGCTGAAGTATTTGCAGAATTGCTGTGTCCTTGAGCTTGATTAACATACCCTGCAGCTTGATTCTCAGAGACTAAAGCAGCTTGGGCGCTAGTAGCAGCGGCGGAAGCAGAAGCTGCTGCTGCTGTCGCTTCTTCGTCTGCTTGATTAATTGAACTATTCGGATCTGTAATCGCTGTGGCCAGCGTTGTGACATCAGAAATGTTGTCACTAACTTGTTTAATCTTAGAAGAAGCCCCCAGATTCAAATCATCTGACACCACTTCTATGTTTGCCAAGTTGTCAACAACGGTAGTAATTTTACTGCTTCCGCTGTTTAGGTCCGTGGCAACCGTGCTAATATTTGCATTCGCAGTAACCACCGTGCTGATATTGCTAAGACTTGCGGCTACGGACTCCACTGTTGCAAATTCCGATTCCGTTAGAGGAATCGCTTCTAGGATTAATTCAAAGAATGTTGTGTTTGTGATTGCGTAAGAAGCACCCGCTACTACGTCTTGGATGACTACATATAAACTGTTGCTGTTTGAGTCTCTGACCAGATCATTTGTGTTGTACGCATCTCCAAGAACGTAGTTGCCACGCCAATTCAAACCTGGAGGTAACTCCCTTTCAAAAACAAACAAATCCCAGTATTCATTGTTTCCATCCCCACTGGGTAGGGCTTGATTTACTGGAACTGACTGGGTGGCAATGTATAAACGGTTTCTTGAATCATCACGAACAACATCACGCTCTACATAGGAATTGCTGGCACTGTGAATCCCTTTCCAGATAATCCCTGGAGGGCCTTGGGTTCCCTGACTCTGGACAATAATCTGTGCGCGAGTGGTACTCATCGACTCACCTCACCTAGTACTTTGATTTTTCCAACTAATACTTTTTCCACGACGTTGTTTTGCTCTATTTCCAAATCGTATTCGTAAACTCCTGAGAGATACCCTGCTGTCGCAGAGGCTCCCACGGTGATGCGGATGTTCGGAGAAACCGATTGCATTGTGATCTCCTGTCCACTGTTCCAGATGTCTGTCGGTGTGGCTTCCCCACGATGGGTCTTGATGTATAGACGTGCCGTATAAGTGGTCAGGTCCCGAATGTTGCCATCCTCATCCTTTACCGTCAGGTCTGCCCCAAACGTTGTTCCCTGCTCCACTTCAAAATCATAAATGCCGTAGGCCATTAGCGGGTAACTCGGAAGTAAGATTCATTGCGGCCTTCGCTTTTGCTGAAGGAGTTGATTCCTTCGTTCAGTAAGGCTCCACTGGCCAACTCCATAAACCTTCCACGGGCAATCTGGGCCTTTTCTGTGTTGCGGGTCTGCCCCTCTCGGTTGTAAGCCCTTTCCAGCGCACCAAATACCAACGCCTCATGATAAAAATGCCCGATGATCGGCTCCGTGGCGTCTGCAGTAATGTCTTGAATCCTTGGCAACCCACGCAGCAGGATCTCCTTGAAGACCTTCGTGGTTGCCGTTGCATCGATGAACAGATCCTCATCCCTTGCGGGAATCGGGAAGATCCGAAAACTTCTGGTCGAGGCCGTATTGTAGACAATCGCCTCTACCGGACCATTGCGCTCCCGCCACTTCGGGGTGGCATTCAACGTGTAGTTTGCCCGAATCGTTGAGAATGGATTGGGGACTACCCCAAAGACCCCATTCATGAACTGGCCTCCGCTGCTGAAACGGAAAACCGCTGCGTCCAGTTCCCCTTCACTCATGATTGCCAGATTGATCCCGTCGAGGCTGGCGGAGACGATCTCCTCAATACTGTCTGGAACTGTTAGCACCGGATCAGTTGGAAGATAGCTGATTGCCCCTGGTTGCTGCTCTCCTTCCGTCAAGTACCGGAAGATCGTCTCCGTCAACTTCGTGATCACATAACTCTGGTTGGAGATCACCACGGTGTCTCCTGTGCTGAGTCCGTGAGCCGATGAGGTCGTCACTGTGACCGTCTTGCCATCCACCGTGGCGGTTCCTGCTACGGCAGTTGCTGGTCCGCTGGATAGCGCAACCGTTGCCGTTACCTGTGGCTGTCGGCTGATGCGGACAAACTCCCGTTGGGCGTCATCGATGTAGCGGTTGATCTCCGCATTGCTCCAACGTCGGTTCTCTGTGTCCTGCAGGGCCTCCTCTACCCGCTCTCGGATCTCTCTTCTATTCACTGATTGATCTCAATGACTTCAAATCTCTCCATGCTTTCATCAATTGGCTTGTCTGCTCCCTTGGGCCACCGAATCGCCCGAAGCTGGAACCTCCGTGAAGAGCGCCCCACCAACGATCTCATCGGATCGGGTTGCAGATATCTCGTTCGGACGGTGTCCGACAAGGCGTTGAAATGCTGGATTGGTAACAACACCGGCTTGTTGCGGGGGATGATGATCGTGTGGGTGTCCACGGTGACCGGAACCGGCCCCAGGTCCCACGACTCGTCTCCACTGTCAATCTGAGCCACCACATGCCCATCCGCTGGACGGTGCTTCACGTCAACCTCCTGCGCCATTTCCATCCCATCCTTCACAAAGGTGAACTGGTCTTCCCCTGTGCGAACATAGGACTGGTGCAAGGTCGGTTCTGGTAATTTGTCTGGTAAAAGTCCTCCGGCTACGGCCATTGGTCTTCCTGGTTAGAGGTTACTGAATTCCCGACGCCCCCAACGAAGGGAGACATCGGGAGTAGTAGGCGATTAAGAGTACGCTACGTTTGGCGCGAAACGGAAATCCACCCAGAAGTACATGTCTCCTGCAGTGGCAGCGGTTCCAACGGTGGTTACGGTTGCCCGTACCACATAGTTGTCCTCACCATCGTCCGTTGCGGTGTAGGCCGTCACGGCGGTCATCTGCTTTGCAGCAGGGGACTCGGTTCGGGCTGCACTCTTGATGCTGGTGGATGCCAGAAAGGAATCCACGGTGTTGATGTCGCCAACCTGCACAGCGGCTGAAGTGCCGTTGTCGAAGGCGGTCTTGACGACGACGTTGGCCTTCTCCACGATTGCGCCTTCCGGCACAACAATGTCAAAGGTGTAGGTTCCTGCGGCGGCAACATCCGCTGCTTGAACCCGAACATGCTTGCTCGTCTGAGGCATGTTGATGTGTTTAACGAGAATCGACTCCATTATTATCTCCTAACTTGGAATCGCCCCACCCAAAGGTAGGGCTATTGTAATTAGATGTCAGTTGCGCCAACTTCGATGCGATATAGGTACAAATCCTGCAAAATGACGCAAGAAAACATCGTTTGCCACGAAATTGTACCTCTTTGTCCCAAGGGGTCGCCAGGGCCAGGTTTGGGGGCAACTACCGTCGAGCGGAGAGAATCCTTTCCGCCCAGTGTCGCGCATCCACCAAAGTCTGCAGCCATGATCACCAAGGGATAGACATCGATGTTTCCACCAGTTGCCTTCAACCCTGTGGAACCAACCGCTGCGCCTGCACCCTTGAAGGGCATCGCCTGTGTGGTCAGAATGAAGCGGATTCCTCGTGCGGCTCCTACCTCTCCGTCCATCACATCACCCTGATCGGCATACTGCTCTACGGGTACATAACCCGGAAGTGCTTCCAGATCCTGACGTAGATCCACATGGCCAATCGCAACGAAGGACTCACGGATTGGGCTGGTGGAGACACCGTCGGTGGCATCCAACTGCTCTTTCAACTTGGTCGCGTCGTTGTTCTCCAAGACTCGGATTGCACGGTCCAACAAGGTCGTTGCCGCTGTTCCTGCCGCAGCGTTCTTATTGGCAATCGTGTAGTTCACGTCACTTCTTCCGGTACTGCCGGTTGAACGTGCGTACCCTACCTGTGATCCTGCTCGGAATTCCTTGTAGGAGATGAAGTCCAGCGTCTCGCCTGCTTGCTGCGCCTGTCGCTCTGTGATCACCTGGACCAACGGATCGTGGCTTGCCGCCAACATGATGTCGGTGGTGTTCACATACGAACCATACTGCTGCAAGTTGTGCTTGATGGTCGTGTGCTGCAAATTCACAAAATTCGGGGTCACCCCTTCGGCAATCGGCGTGTCCACAATCGGGAACCGCTCGTACCGTCGGTGGCGAATCTCCAGACCCTCTTTCTGTGGCTTGGTTTCGCGTTGAGTAAATTTGCTGAAGGTGAGTAAACGCTTCGCAATCGGAAGCATCTTTTTTTGAATGGTGTAGGCATCGTGCTTCGACAGATCACCGTAAGATGATCCGGTAAGCAGGCCCGTTCCTGCATTGATAGCCATTTTTCTTTCCTATGTTCTGGCCATCTGGTCATTGATCTCTATGATCAATCAACAGATAGTCGTCTACCATGAAAATCTAGACGGCGATGCTCTCCCAGAGTTCTTCGTCGTTCATGTCCTCTGGCCTGCGTTCCTGCTGTCTAGGATTACTGTTCTTGAGCAGACCCTGTGCTGCCTTGCGGCGGACAGTGCCTTGCGTTCCTGCTGCTGCTGGCGTTGCTACTGGTGCTGGCTCCGATCTGAACCTTTCCCGCCCCACTGGGGTGTTGAGAAAGTCGTTCATCACTGCCGCATGATCTGCCGGGTCCATCGATTTGGTCATTGCTGCCAGACGTATCGGTGCAGCCTTGACGTATTCCTCAAACTCCGGGCTTCTGTCAATGTCCATGTAGTCGTCACCAACGTGCGTTCTCATGTGCGCGGCATGTTGCAGGCGATACTGATTCGCCTTGTACTGCTGTGCTACCTCTTCCAGTTGGCCGATCCGGTCTTCCGGTATCTCCGGCATCTGGATTCCTTTTGTCGCCTTGGCGATTTCGTGAGCAATCAACTTTCTGTAGGCTGAAGTCAGTTCTTGGAACTCGTCCAACGTCTGCTTCGTTTCTGGATCAAACCAGTCTTCGTCCAAGGGACTCGGCTCCCTGGGCTTGGCTTCCACAGGAGTTTCCTCCTTCTGCTTTGCCAACTGGCGCTCCATCTCCAACCGCTCCAGGCGTAACTGCTGAAACTGCTCCCGCAGTTCCTTCGTCTCCTCGTTGCGGCGGTGGAACTCCTTCTCCAGGTCCTTGTACCGCTTCTCGTAATTATGCTCCTCCTTCCTCTCCTCGGCGGTGGGTTCAGAGGGTGCTTCTACTTCAAAGACCTCTGATTCCTCCTCTGCCTCGTCAGTGGCTGCGGGGGATGCTTCATCACTTACGTCTTCAACAACCGGGGCCCCTACTTGGTCCCATAACTGATCGTCCGATAATTCCACCGTCTCTGAAGCTGCGTCCTCAACCATCGATTGAGACAACCCCTGTTCTGTGGATTCTGCCATTGTCTTCCTTGCTCACAAGGTTAGCGCCTTCTCAAAGTGCCCCATCTATCTGGGATCTGAGTTCTGGCGGACTGCTTGAGGGTTCATCGGCAATTCCAAGATCTCCTTGATTGCCTCCCGATACCCTTGTAAATGTGAAAAAATAAGCCTCTTGGCTTCACTGTCGATGGTCGCGTTCACCAACTGCTCATCCGTGTCCTTCAACGTCTGGAGTAAATGCTGGTAAAGCACTTTCCAACCGGGGGACTCCGGTAAGGTGCTGATGAGTCGTGGGTCCATCGGCAATTCCTTAGTTGACCGTTGGAATGTTTGCTGCCGGTAACTGGTTCTCTGCGGCCTGCTCCCGCTGCTGCGCCATCATCTGACGGGGATTGTTCTCCCCACCCTGCCGCTGCTGCTGGGCCTCCGAACTGCGCTGCTGCGCCAGCCGGTTCAACTGCGCTACCTGCGCCTGTCTCATCCTCTCCTGCTCCGCCTGTGCGGCCTGCATCGCCTGTTGCTGGGCTGCCTGCGCCTGCATCGCCTGCTGCGCTTGCATCTGCATCTGCTGCTGTTGCGCCTGCTTCTGCTGCTCCTCGTTGATCAACATGCTCATTCCGTAATAATCAGGTATGGCCTCCCGCAATACATTCCCCTGCCTCAATAACTCCATCCGCTCTTGAATCTGACTCTGGCGGATGTCCTCACTGGCTGCCTTCTTTTCATCCAAAATGGCCTTCGTCTTTTCAAATTCGCTGCGTAATTGGAGTTCCTGCTGCAACGACTGGATCTTCATCTGCTCGGCCTGCTGTGCCTGCTGTGCCTGCTGCTGCATTTGCTGCTGCTGGTTCTGCTGGACCTCCTGCTCCGATTTGACGATCATCTCCGGGTCCAGGTTGAAGGCCCGAACCAACGGCTGTACAAAGGCGTCGTACCGGATGTAGTTCTGTAACTGCGGTAACTGGCCGATTGTGCTGAGAAACTGGATCAGTTGCGTGTTGTGGACTTCCTTTGCCACATACTGCGTCCAGCCTGTGCAGATCGCCTCGTAGTCCCCCTTCAAGGAAGGATCACTGCTGTCTACCATGATCCAACGGTAGATCGCCTCAATGTTCCGTGTGATCATGTCACTGATCGAACGGACCACGTCTGCCGTTTGCTTGTTCGCGTTGGAATTCAAGATCGACATCCCTGTCGCCGTCCGGGTCTGCGAGGGAGACATGTCCCCATACCCAATCGCTGTCTGACCACTGTCGAGATCTGCTTCCCGCTCCAACACCTGGATCAGGTTGAGCAACCCACTCGTCACGTCTGGGATCACAATCGATGCAAACGCATCCTGCACACTCATCCCACTGCGGACCTTGAACTGCTTTCCTGCCCGAATCGACTCCAGATCACTGCCACTTTCAAAGGCTGCCGGATTGACCACCGTCATGGGGACTGCCGATAATTCCTTGCCCTCGACCAACATCGCATAGGCAAAGTTGATCAGATGCTGTACGTCCCGAATCGCATAGTAGATTCCATCGCCCCAAATGCTCTCCGGGTTCCGTTGCCAGTAGGCAAAGTCATACGGCTTGCGGCCATCAAACGGGTTGATTGCCATCTTGATGACCTTGTGGCCTACCACATGCGCCACTACGTCCAATGTCCCCGTAAAGTCATCCTCAATCGGCAAATGCCCCTGCAGGTCCTTTGCGTCCAGCTTTCCCCAGAATTCCAAGACCTCAAACTTCTTCACACGGTGCGAATTCGTCTCGTCCAACGTCTTCGGATGCTCACTCTGGTCCTGCCCCTCGACACTGCCAATGTCTCCAGAAATCACCTCATCGATGACCTCTGGTAAAAAACCTTCCTGCGATTTTCCCAACTCCCGTAACTGGATCGATGACAGAAACGAACGCTGGATCACATACTCCGCATCGTCTGCCGATGACGCCTCCGGTGTCGGAAAGACATTCCAAATGCTGACGTAGTCCACCGATGGAACCAGTTCCGACTCAATCTGACTCTCTACCTGCTCCATGAACTGGCCTGATGCCGGGTCCATCATTCTGGTCGTCTGGTACACCGGATAGTTCACATACTCCAACATCGGAGACTTTGTGACACAGGTCCCGTACAGACAAAGTTCATGGATGCCGTCCAACAGGCTGTCCAGGTAATGAGTCTGGTCCAGTACGTCCCGAATCCGGTCCTCCATGTTCTGAGATCGCTGTTTCACGGCGTCCAGTAACTGGTATCCCTGCAGGCCCTGCTGGACCAGATCCTGTGGCAAGTACCTCGGCTTCCTCGACGGGGTTACCGCAAACGGGATTCTGCCATCGTCAAACAGCAAGGAACCAATCTTGACCTTTGCCGAATTGACCTTGCGACGGGTCTGGTTGATGAAGATCCCCCGACGAGCGGCTACACTGTCTCCACCCGCACTGTTGATCTTCTCAGGATACTTCGCCCGATACGCATCGTAGGCGTCCCGCCAGATCAACTCGTTCTCCCGACGGTACTCCTTCGCCTGCTCAAACAAATCCCGAACAACCTTGCCGATGTCATCCAATGGCGCAGAAATCACCTTGACCTCTACCGCCTCTGGAGCATCCAAGCCCTCCTCGTCTAGAATTTCTTCTGCGTCCTCTGGAAATACTGCCATTACTGCTTCTTCCGGTTCGCTCTTTTGCTGATCACTCGCAAATTGCTCGGCTTGTTGTTTCTTGGGTTTCCATCGCGATGATCGACCTCGCGGGTGCGGTCCCCCTTCGTAAGGCGTCCCGCTCCCACCATGCGCCGACGGGCCGTGTTCCTTGCGGCACGGGCCTTCTTCTGCTCCGGTTTCGCATGAAACTGATCATACTCCCTCCGGTAATTACGG